TTGTAGAACCGTTCACGGTGTCGAATGCATTAGACGCAACAACGCTGGTATCACGGATAGGCGTGACGTCATAAAACAAACCATCGGGTCCGTTCTGAATGTAGTATTTCAGGTTGGTGCCAACGGCCAAGTAGTTGTTGCCAGCAAGAGACTCCCAGTTCCACATCGAACGAGCAACGCCCCAGTACGATCCAGATGGAGGCTGCAATGTTGCCTCGGCAGTGCCAGTATCTTGAATCCAACCGCCTAACTTTTCAGGATAGCCCGAACGGAAACGAACCTTGTCGCACTCAAACCAGCCTCCCTCGTTAGCAAGTGTCGTGCCTTCGCGGTTAACACCGGGGCGGAATTGAAGTTTCTGTAAAGGCATGGCGGGATTTTCTCACTTAGGCTCGGCACTGTCCAGTGCAAGAATCGTACAAGGCTTGTCGCTGATCGTACCCAATTAAACCGCCGTTAATCACTTTGGTCATGCCTTTTATGTCGCCAACATCGGCAAAGCTGTTGAGCTTGTTTGTCTTCCAAAACCATCCGGCCGAGCGAGCTGCGTACTCAGGCTCCAGCAACAAGGCTGGGTTGGCTACGAAATCCACACCAAGGTAGTCGCCACAGCGTTTGTGATTGTCTTTTCCGGTCAATTGCTTCAGACCCATTCCTCGGTGGTTCCAGCCATCGCCAGACTCAACAGTGCCGTTGCCCATACGGTTCGAGTACACGCTGTTGGCAATAAGTTGAGGCTTACGGTGCAGAGCTTTGGCAAAGGCGTTGGGAATGTTCTTCCCCTTCTCATCCTTCTTGGGCTTCTTTGTTGCTGGGTCAATCACAGCAAAACGATTCGGCCACACCGCCGCCATGGTGACGTCGGAGTAGTTCAGGTTTTCCTCAAGCATGGTGTACCCGGCAGACTCATGTGAAGTCTGAGCCAAGAAAGCAGCAATGCGCTGCTCCGTGTTGATCTCAAACTCCTCGCAAGTCTTGATGATGTGTGGCAACCACTTATCTGGGTCTTTGACCTTGACGGCCACCAGCATTTCACGGGTAGGTGTCATTTCTTGTCCTTGTTGCGTGAGCCTTGGCTAGAGCCGAGCAAGAAAGCGAACATGCCAGTGATGACCGTACCCAGCACATAGCCAAGGATGGTGTCAGCAAAGCGCGTATTGTTCTCAGGGATCGGCACCCAGATCAAGCATGGGATGAAGATCACAGAGAAGGTCGACCACAAGCCAATGAAGTAGTACAGGAAGCGTCGGATGAACGGATCATCTGATTCCATGGCTTTTAACTGCATGTCCGTGGCGCGCTGGCGGGACTTCTCATCCAGCTCAGCCATGAACTCATCATGCTTGGCTGCCTCTGCATTCCACTTCTCGTAGTCTTCTTTGGTGGCCTCGTGCTCAGGCTTTAGGGTGATACCCATCTTGTCCTGCACATAATCCACACCCTTCTCAACCACGGCATCCGCAACCTTGTGCATGTTGTTGGCAATCAAGCCCTGAACAATGGACATTACAACTGGCAACATATCAAACTCCTAAAGCAACAATAAACAGTCCAACGCCAAACGAGCCAACGGCCACGGCAGAGTAGAACAAAGGCATGGACACAGCCAAGATGGCTGCGGTAGATAGAACCAAGCCAAGCTGCATGAGCATGGCTGAGTAGGTGTAGTACGGGGCTTTGACACTGAGCAGCTTTTGCTCCAACTCCAATGCCTGAGCCTTGGCGCGAATACCGTCCATGTCGTCATTCATGCGCTGAGCTTCTGAGTGGTATAGCTGGGACAGCTTCTTGTCGTCGACCAAGTCAGCGGTGGTTTTGTAGATGGCTGCGCGCACGTTCTTTGCTTGGTACCACGCCCATTGGTTGTTGGCAGCAATGATGTCCTTCATGATGCGGCCAGAGTTGCCGTCCTTGAAGAAGCTATTCACCGCAACTAATGCGGCTAATACGATGAGTAAGACAGCGGCACGGCGCTTGATGATGATCTCAAGCTCACTCCTCGTCATCGGTTTTTTTTCTTCTGTCACCCTTCTTCTCCTTCTCTTCCATGCGCAAAATAATTGCGTCCAACTTCTTGATCTTCTTATCCTGATGAACGATCAGGAAAGACAGAATCATCATGCCAAAGATGATGAGCGATACGATCACCACCCAAAACTTAAACTCATTCATAGAGCGGAATACAGTCCAATCAGTTCCAACATT